AAGAGCGACAACGCTGCGGATAACTCTGTCCGTGGCATGTTGACGTGGAAGGACAACTCTAACAGTCGCTACATTGCCGGTGGGTCGTACAGCTCTCTCTACATCTGGAACCAAGGCGGTGTCCGTTACGACATCACTCCTGCCGGGTTTACTGCGGGCAGGGAAAGCGCGTCTGCTTACACTGGATACGGCGCAGCGTCATACGGCTTTGATACCTATGGCACAGAGCGTCTAGACAATCAGACTATTCTCCCTGCTACCACCTGGTCGCTAGACAACTGGGGCGAGTACCTAGTGGGCTGCACACGAGACGACGGCAAGGTCTATGAGTGGCAGCTAAACTCTGGCACACCTGCTGCGGTAGTGGCTAACGCACCCACAAGCAACATCGCCCTGATGGTGACCGAGGAACGCTTCCTGTTCTGTTTAGGTGCCGGTGGTAATCCTCGCCTAGTACAGTGGTCCGACAAGGAAGACAACACTACCTGGACGCCATCTGCTACTAACGAGGCGGGTGACCTAGAGCTACAGACTGCCGGTGAGATCATGTGCGGTATTCGGGTTCGTGGTCAGTCACTAATCCTGACTAACATCGATGCACACGTCGCAACCTACCAGGGACCTCCTTACGTCTACGGCATAGAGCGTGTTGGAACCTCTTGCGGAATCGTATCTCAGAAGGCGGTAGCTACAACTGACCTTGGTGCTGTGTGGATGGGTCGTAGAGCATTCTTTAGCTACTCAGGTGGGTCAGTGTCTAAGGTGCAGTCTGAGGTCTCTGACTATGTGTTCTCAGATATTAACGTCTCGCAGCAGTCTAAGGCGTTTGCTGTGACCAACTCTCGTTACGGTGAGGTCTGGTGGTTCTACCCGTCTGGCGCGTCCAATGAGTGTGACCGCTATGTCGTCTACAACTACGTTGAGAACACATGGTCTATAGGGTCCCTGGCTAGAACCTCTGGCGTGGATCACGGCGCGTTCCGTCACCCTATCTGGGCAGACGCAGACGACAACAAGATCTACGAGCACGAGGTGGGTCTGTCATACGGTAGCCTGTCACCATTCGCTGAGAGCGGTCCTATCATGATTGGCACTGGTGATCAGATAGCTTCTGTGGTTGAAATGATCCCAGACGAGCGCACTGCCGGTGACGTGTCTGCTACCTTTAAGACTAGGTTTTATCCGAACGATGTCGAGAGAGAGTACGGACCTTATTCTATGTCATCACCTACTAGCCTGCGATTCACTGGAAGGCAGCTACGCATCCGTGTAGAGGGCGAGGTGCTCTCAGATTGGCGTGTAGGCATCAATCGTCTAGACATAGTGGCGGGAGGTAGGCGTTGAGCGAACAGCTCCCACAGCCCTCTGGTGGCGCTTGGCAGACGTGGGCTAACAGGCTCATGCGGCACCTTAATCGAACTCGAAACCTGCTCGGCTACAAGATAGACGACGAGCGGGCTACTGAGGTCGGCTTGATCATGTGGGACACTACCTACGAGTGGCCTACTGTTTCAAAGAATGGAACCTGGAGACAGATTGTCTTAGCGGATGGTGAGGCTAACTTTGTTAAGACCAGCACCGTTACGGCCGCAGCAGCTAACACAGGCTACCCAATCACGTTTGATACACCTGTAGGTAATCATGGCATCAGCCAAGGAACTCCTACATCTAGAATTGTGTTTGAGGAGGGAGGTCACTACTCGCTATCATTTAGCGCACAGATAGCGTCTAGCTCAGGAAGCACTGTCAATTTTTGGTTCTGGCCAGTAATCAATGGGGTCGTCATTGACGGCAGCTACTCTATCAAGGCCACTCTACACCAGAACCATGCGACCACTGTGGTGTCTCGCACGTCAAACTTTGACATCACTGCTAGCGACTACCTAGAGGTGTACTGGGCTGTTAGTAGCACAAACGGATCTCTTTCGGTTCAGCCCGCTACGGCATTTGCACCGGCTACTCCGTCCGTCACTCTGGCGATAACGAGGATTCATGGTTGACGAGTTTGTAAGATGCAGCAAGTGGATTGAGGACGCGCTAGCCTACGGTGGAGGCACTCACGACCTACAAGACGTATTTGATGGTATACTTGAAGGGAAAATGCAGCTCTGGCCTGCAGAGCGCGGCTGTATTGTTACGGAGATAGCGATATTCCCAAGGAAGCGCGTTCTACATATATTCCTCGCAGGCGGGGAGCTAGACCAGATAACAGACATGCACGAGGACGTCACGGCGTGGGCCAAGTCACAGAACTGCACCGCACTGACACTCTCAGGCAGACCGGGATGGAAGAAGGCGCTAGCACCGTTCGGGTGGTCGCCTACACTACTGACACTAAGTAAGGAAATTTGATATGAGCGGTGGCAAAGGCGGTTCAACTACAAGCGAAGTCGATATTCCACAATGGATGGAAGATGCGGCTAGGGCAAACCTGCAGCAAGGCAAGGAAGTCAGCCGGATTGGCTACACGCCTTACTACGGTCCAGACGTTGCGGCTTTTAACCCAACTCAAGTCGCTAACATGCAATCAACTAATGACTTTGCCTCAACTTTTGGCTTAGGTCCTCAAGTGGACGTTGCTGCATCTTTGCCACAGGCGACCACCTACGAGGGAGGCATACAAGGCCTGTCATCTGGTGGATTGTACGATCAAGCTGTAGCAGAGCTTGCTGCACGTCGTCCCGCTCAGGCTGCTCTTATTAATCAGCAGTTCATTGACCCTTACGGATCAGCGGAGTCAGTAAATGCTGCTTATAACCCTAGTGAGTTTAATGTTAACGCCTACATGAACGCACCGGGCAACAAAGATATCTTGCAAGATTATTACGCAAACAGAGATGCTTTAATTGCGGGCGGTGACCCGGCATTCAGAACACCTGAAGGCTTTGCTAGACGTCATTATGAGACAACTGGAAGATTTGAGAACCGACCTTTAGGTTAGTGGGAGTAGGTTATGGCAGGCGCAACTGGCGGCGTACAAGCTGCACTGAATAAACGAAACCAAACACCTACTATGGTTCAGGCTAACACGCCTCAAGCCGTGCAACAGTTTGGCAACCCTGTAGTAGATGGGGCGGGCAGTGCTGCCCAAACGATAATGAAGGCTGTCGGTCAAGGCGCTGCAGGTCAAGCGGCTGCAATGAACTACAACCCGATAAATATTCAAGCGGCTCAGATTGGCTCGCAAGGATATAATGCTGCTCAAGCAAATGCTCAAACAGCAGGGTCTCAAGGCTACACGGCAGGAGGCTACACTGCTCAGGATGCGGCAGCTCAGCAAGCATCTGCTCAAGGCTATGATGCTACAGCAGCGTCTGCCCAAGGTTATACAGCTCAACAAGCAGCAGCAGAACGAGCGGCAGCAGAGCGAGCCACAGCGCAAGGTTACAGCGCAGAACGAGCAGCAGCAGAAAGGGCTACAGCTCAGGGTTATGATGCTCAAAAAGCGGCGGCAGAAAGAGCTTCAGCAGAAGGTTATGGCGCAGAGCGTATTGCGGGCGTTGGTCCTGTTACAGCAGATCGCGTTACCGCAGGGCAGCTAGCGGGAACTAATCTAGATCCTTACTTTAATCCCTACGAGAATCAAGTAGTACAGCAGTCTCTGTCAGACCTAGAGCGCCAACGATTGATGCAGCAGAATATAGGCGGTGCACAGGCTCAGGCGGCGGGCGCATTCGGTGGTTCACGCCAAGGTATTGCAGAGGCAGAGACCAATCGAGCATTCGCAGAGCAGGCAGCTCGCACAGCGTCTGGATTACGTCAACAAGGCTTCACACAGGCACAGGCAGCAGCGCAGCAAGATATCGGAACACGCATGCAGGCAGGTCTAGCTAATCAAGCCACTGGCTTACAGGCGGCCACTACGACGGCTAACTTAGGTCAGCAAGCACAGATGGCTAACCAAGCAGCGGCTAACCAAGCTTCTCAGTTTGGTGCACAAGCCAGAAACGTGGCAGGCCTACAAAACGCACAATTAGGTACTCAAACTAATCTTGCTAATATGACAGCGGCGAACCAGGCTGCTCAGTTTGGCGCACAGGCTCAGAATGTTGCGGGCCTACAGAATGCTCAACTAGGAACTCAAGCCAACTTAGCAAATCAAGCCGCTGCAAATCAGGCAGCACAGTTTGGGGCGCAAGCGCAGAACGTCGCCGGGTTGCAAAACGCACAACTGGGCACTCAGGCTGCGCTTCAGAACGCACAGCTAGGAACTCAGACCAACCTTTCCAATGTTGCGGCTCAGAATCAGGCGTCGCAATTTGGTGCCCAGGCTCAGAATGTAGCAGCTCTCCAGAACGCAGCAGCTCAGAATCAAGCGGCTCAGTTCGGGGCGCAGGCTCAAAATGTTGCGGGACTTCAGAATGCTCAGCTAGGCACACAGGCCGCACTACAAAACGCAGCACAGCAGAACGCAGCGGCTCAGTTCGGTGCTCAAGCGGGCAACGTAGCGTCTCAGTTTGGAGCACAGGCGGGTAACACTGCTGCGCTGCAAAACGCTCAGCTTGGCACACAGACCAACATTGCAAACATGGGTGCCTTGAATCAAGCGGGCCAGTTCGGTGCAGCAGCATCTAATCAGGCAGCTTTAGCAAACCAGAACGCCATGATGCAGGCTCAACAGTCTAATCAGCAGGCCGGTATACAGGGCGCAGGGTTACGGCTCAACGCTGCCGGTAACCTAGCTCAGACAGGCAACCTCGGCTTCGGCATGGCTACTGATATAATGGACCGACAAGCTCAGGCAGGCCTACAGCAGCAGCTACAGCAGCAAGCACTAATTGAGGCAGCTAAGGCTCAGTACGGAGGCTACACAGGCTCAGCTCAGCAAGCACTACAGACTCAGCTAGGCGCTTATGGTGGATCTCAGACCGGGCAGCAGACTCAAACCAATAGTAGGCAGCCAGGCTTGTTTGATTGGATGCAACTCGGCGCATCAACATTTGGATAAGGAGTAAATATGCCTAACATGCCAAGTTACGTTCAATCTCAAATGCAGCAGATACAGCCTACGCAGTATCGGACAGCGCAAATGATGCCTCAGCAGCAGGTACAGCCTATGGCAACTATGCCACCTAGAACTGCTGAAGAGGAGGAAGAGCGTCGCATGCGAATGAAAATGTCCGGTCTAGATCCTGACAACATTGCCGACCGCATGAGGTTTATGGGGCAAAACATAAGCTCCCTTCCTGCTCGAGCTATGGAGATGCCAGGTAACGTCGCTCAAGGCGCACAAGAGGCCGGCAGAGGCCTTTTAGACTTATTCAAGTAGAGAGAGAATCATGGCCGGTTTATTAGACGACTACAGAGAGTTAATGCGACAGCAGCAGGCAGGCTCGCAAGGTATGCAGCCTAATCTACCTAGCGCTATGGGTCAGATGCCTGATATGTCTGCGCTCAATCAGGCAGGCAACCTAGCCAGACTTAACCAGGCAGCTAATCAAGCACCTCCCCCACAGCAACCTCGCAGCTTCGGTGATCGTGCTATGGGCATCCTCGGCGCTATAGGTGGCGGGATCAGGAAGCGTGTTCAGGACCCGAACTTTGCTGATCGTTTAGTAATTGGTTTGGGCGGCATGACCATGAACCCTAATGAAGCTCTCATGCAGCAGGCAGCGGCTAACATAGAGCAGCGTCGCAAGACTGATCTATTAAGCGCAGAGGCCAACAAGACTATTGAATACCTGAAAAGCAAAGGCCGAGACGATCTTGCCCGCATGGTTGAGTCGCAACCGAGCACTGCAAGGGCTGTTCTGGAGGAGTACCTAAAAGCTGAGATTCGTCCAGGTGCGGGCCTTAAGACTAGTGCTCCTGCGGTAGATCCAACTACTGGACAACGCTACGTCATAGCAACAGACCCCAACACAGGTGAAGTGACTCGCGTGAATGTTGAGGGAGCTATAGGCCTTACTCCTGCTGAAGAGCTAGAATTGGAAAGAGAAAACGCAATAATGCTAGCTGATAGAGAGCAGGCTCAGAACATAGGATTCGATGCGTTTAAGAGAGCGGATCAGCTAGGAGAAAGCATAGGAAGCCTATACACAGCCTATAGCGCGATTGACGAAGGCGCAGAGTCTGGAGTGTTTAGAAGTATGCTGCCTGCGTTTGATTCGGCAACAGCTCAGCTAAGAACCGTTGCGAGTCAGCTAGGTATTGATGTAATAAACTCTGCCACATTCGGTGCGCTTAGCGAGAAAGAATTGCAGCTAGCCCTTGCGACAGAACTTGATTTAAGTCTACCTCCTACAGAACTGAGAAAGCAGATTGAAGAGAGGATTCGAGCAAAGGATAAACTTCGTGTGGAGCTTATTAAGGCTGCAAGAGAGTTAACTAGCGGCAACATGACCTACTCTCAATTCATCAAGCAGTATCAAGCTGTGCCTATGTCACCTCCTCCCGGTGTTCCATTAGAAATTTGGGCTAATATGACCAAACAAGAACAGCAAGACTTTATTCGGGCGGGCAACTAATGGCAGAAGAATTAACAGAAAATCAAAGAGCAATGCTCGAGCGGGTTCAGTCTAGAATGGCTCAAAACCCAAACATCTACCCAGAAGGTCCTGGCTCTATAGCTAGACCTCCTGCACCGCCTCAGATGGGTCGTATGGGACTTCAGGGCATGACGTTTGGCTTTGGCGATGAGATCGAAGCTGGCATTCGTTCGCTAGGAAGTGATAGATCCTATGACGAAGAAGTTGCCGACATCCGTAAATCCATATCAGAATTTCGTGACACTAACCCTGTCGCTGCTTATGGTTCCGAGATCGCAGGTTCGATACCCACGGGCTTTGGACTTGCTGGTTTAGCTCTTCGTGGTGGTTTGAAGGGTGCGGCGAAGATTGGTGCTTTAGAGGGTAGCATCTATGGCGCAGGTGAGGGTGAAGGGGTAACTGGAACCGCAAGCAGTGCCGCTATCGGTGCGGGGCTTGCTGGTACAATAGGCAAAGCTGGAGAAAAAGCGTTCGAGGGCATAGCTCCTTTAGTTGGGAAATTTATGAAAACCCGAGGTTCGGGAGCCGAGGTTAAAGGTTCTGGGGCCGCTGAAC